TTATCCTCCCCTATGAAATAAGATTATAATGGATCACTACCGGTATTAATGTATTGATGGCTAGCACTATCCCACTCTAAAGTATCAAGTCGGAAATTAATCTGTCTAAGACCGTCACCCTTAGTGCCGATATTGATTAAGGTATTACCATAAGGACTTAATAGATGCAGGAATGTAACAAGCTCTGGCTTGTTGACAAAGATAGGTATGCTAGGTAAGCCCGGTATTTCGGAACGTAAATAGAGACGTAATAGCTTCTTACCATTGGTTACAAGTTCAATAGAGTCAAAGTCACGTTCTGTCCACTTGCCAAAGAATTTAAAGTTCTTACCGCTTGCCCAGTTGTTATCTGTCTCTTGATTAGTAATATTAATCACTAGCTTACGGCCATATTTAGAATATTTAGAGCCTAAGGCTGTGTAGATCTCGTCGGGTTGTGCGGCAGTATCATCTGGAACACCAGCGATGATGAAGTCTCCTACCTTCTCACCTAAGAAATTGTGGTATGTAATTTTCACATCATCATCTCCAAGGCCTTCCTCTAAGGTGATATTACCAGTACCAGCTTGACCTAGTTTGAACTCGGTCTCACCTAATTTGACAGTATAATGTGGCTCACCTTCAACACCAATCACTCTTTGACCACGGAATGTATTTAATACCTTAAGCTCTTTGAAGCCAACACGTGGGAAAGGTTTACCAGAGTTACCTAGTATCGCCGTAAGAACGTGGTCCACTGATGCGGATTCACACCACACATTACCTTCTAATAATGTTCTGTAAGTATTATCAGCCGTGGCACTTGTGCCGTCTCGTCCGTCCTCGCCTTTATCACCTTTAGGGCCTTTAGGGCCTTTTAAAGCCTCTAGTTGTTCGGGTGTGAAATCCTCGTATCGGAATGGATCGCCTTTTAGACCAGGTTTACCTTGAGGACCTTGTAATCCTTTTAAACTTTCAAGCCATTCACTTTCAGTACCTTTATACCCATGAGCAACTGCGATTTCATAAGCACTTTTTCCATTATCGCCTACCATGATTGCTTTTACTTCCGCATCTACTTTAATCGGACCTTCAATTCTTACTGGTAACGCTTTGTTTTGCATAATACATTCCTCCTCTAATCATGCATGGCCACATCCTGAATTATGTTGACTACCCCCATGCCCAGTTTGTAATATCGGCTAGGCTCCGATTCCTTATATGCAAAAGCATCATAAACATGCTCACCAAAGGACTTAATTTCTAGGGTATCCTTTCCGGAAATATTGAATGTCGCAATCTTCCCAGATACTACCCCTTGCACTTTAATAACAAGCGGACCGCTTGCTCGCTTTCGTATGGCGAATACTGACTTAAACCCGGTCAAATCCACATTGTCATCTTGAACCGCGTAAACTATCCCGAAATCCTCGCCAATGTTAAGGTCTATATCCTTTACATTCATTACTTATCATCTCCCTTAATTGAATGGAATCGTACCTTGCTTATCGTACCCGGTCACATCGACTACCAAATACTGAGATGTGGTTTTGCCCGAGCAACCTACAGGATACGTGGTGACTGTATTCCAATTAATGAACTGATACGATTTCAGCGATACAGTACTCTCATCGTGAAATCTAAACGTTTGCCACACTCGCCCCGTGTGTGACTTTTTATCTCCATTATTGATATTTGGCCCCCAAACGGATACATCGATTACGGACATGGGTATAATTGCAACCTTGACGCCATATGACTTTGGGTCACGGGCCATGTTTGTAAAAGTATCCGGAACGTAGTTTGATAACTGGTTATACCAATCGTGTGCATAGTGATCAATTACACGTAGGTACCTGATGCGGCTATCATATATCACATCATTCTGTAGATTGTAATCTGTTGCCCAAGACGCTTTATAATATTTGTGACGACCAAGAACTTGCAATGCTGTATTAGGCTTACTACTTCCTACCTTGTCAACAAATCGAATACGAGGCGTGTCTGCATTAGCCGTAACATCCTCGAAATAACCGAAGCAGTAGAACTTGATGCCAGCTTTTACTTCATCAACCATTGCTTGCGTTACCTTTTCGCCTGGCTTAATTACATCCACTACCAGCACCATTAATTGCTCACGACGTTTATGGACCCACTGAGCTGCAAATTCATATCCTTGTGGAACTGATACTGCGATAAGAGGTGCATCGCCATGATATATGCGATTAGTAATATAAAAGACCTGGATTACATTAGCCTCCCCCGCAATATATCCGTATTGGTATTTACTTGTAGGCACCAGCATAGGTGCGTAAGCTACAGGTTTGAGCGGGATTTGAACCGTTGGCGTTATCCCCCTCATCGCCCCGGTGTAAAGAACTGCATCTTTTTGTTTAGGGAAACTAAGATATACTAGATTGTCATAGGTATCGTTTATAATCGTGACACCTTCTTTATTCTGGATGTTAATAAACTCCATACGCCAACCACCCTTCATATGTAAGATTTTTAAATTGACGATTGATATTATATTCATCCTGGGACACTGCAAAATAATATGTTATGATATTGCCCCTAACCTCTGCCACTAAGTACTGTCCCATGGCTGCAGCCCAGACATGTTGACCAGGCTGCAATCCATTCACAGTAATTTGTTGACGTCGATTAGGGATGTCAGATACATACATCCGCCCCTCGATACGTGTAAGCCTTTCCTTGAGATTTAGTATGATATTGCCGTTAGCATCATAAGCTAATACATGCGGTTCCATAATACCTCCTACCAGCACCCAAGTTTAATCCGAGGGTTGTTATCGTCATCAAAACCTGTAATAAGATTATCCTGAATCTCAACACGAGCGCCGGTCTCTTTCGATCGAAGTAAACCGATTGTACCGGACACCGCCGATAAATTATCAACCTGTAATTTATCGGCGGTGACTGCGTTAGCCTGAATCATCTTATTAACAATGACATTATCATCGAACTTAGTTGCTCCAGTGATGTGAATCAATTTCCCCGCAATGTATACCCCGGACTGACTGAGGTTAATGCGAGACACCAACTCACCACCATCAATCTCGCCAATACTTTTTTTAACTTGCAAATCGATGCTACCAGCTAACTCAGTAATGCGAGATTCCGTATGTGACGCCAAATTCGTAATTCTTCTAGTGGTCTCTTCAGAATTCGTATTGAATTTCTTATCAAGCTCCTTAATTCGCTCATCAACTTTATTCAGCCCGAGAGACTCAAGATCTAGCAAGCTCGCGTCAATTTGTGTCTTAATCACGACTTGCTTCTCGTTAACGAGTCCATCTCCGAATACATCCACAAATGAGCAACGTATCCGGTATATTCCGGCTGAGTTCGAATACGTCAGCATGGTGCTGGTAGTTTCAAAGTCATCGGTGCGTTCATCTCCGATCACGTGGCATCTGATTGCATATGCTTGTGCGGGCTTAGTTGAGAAGTAAAGATTGAATCCGCCTAACTGGCTTTTTACTACAACCTCAGGCGCGGCCAACTGCGGAACGTTATACTCATATGTTGCTGCCGTCGAGTATTTACCTAATGTGCTACGAGCATATAGATATACAGTATCCGCTCGTTTAGTTAAAGTAAGTACAGCAGAGGTACCTTTAACTCTTGCCAATAAAGCCTTCGTATCTTTGCCAGGATTATTATCAGTACGTAGCTCGTAATAGTCGACGTCAGCATTCAATACCTCATCCCATGATGCTGTGGCATTTCTACTGAATGTGATGCCGAAATTAATAGGCATATCAGGTATCGCATCCATCGGTTTGACTATCACATCAACCATTTGGGATGTTTCTGCCCTGTTGCCAAATCGGTCAACCGAGATTGCTTTGATTCGATACTCCTCACCAGGGCCTAGCGATTTGATAATAACCTGACTATTACTACTGCCAGCGTACTGCCACTCTTGCCCCGTTACAGGCTTTCCGCTCTTCGACTTTAAGAGATACCAAACCTCCGCCACATCGAAGTTGGCTGGATTACTAGGCGGGTCAAATAGCACTTGTAAGTCGTAGTAAACACTTTTATCAGCTGTTTGATTATACCGACTTAGAACACGTAAATTCTGAACATCCTCTGGCATTTGCATTTTAGGTATGGCTATGGATTTTGTCACGCCTGTAGTCAGCTGGCCTAATTCATTAATAACCTGCACACGCACCTCATAGGTTGCGCCTAGCAGTACATCAGATATCGTGGTAGCATTTGTGGATGCTGGGTAGTTTCCGATATACGTCCACGTATCGCTTTTTACGTTTCGGTAATTCACGACTACGTTTGAGATTTTTCCGTCGCGAGGTAACTGCCATGTTACACCTATGCGTGAATACATGATTCCGTTAGCACCATATACATCGCTAACTAATCCCACTGCTTGAATATCAGACGAACTGTGATTCGTATAATCAATACTTGGCACTGTGCCATCATCTGATACGTAGAGTTCTGGGTAATACTCCATGCATTGAATCTTACGGGTCATTTCTGATAGTGTCTTTGTAATAGCTAACACACGAAATGGCTTAGCCGATTTAGAAACCTCTCCGAATGCATATACCGCATCTGGCTGCACCGGTATAGACTCTTTAACAATCACATTAAGCCCCGATACATTTACTACATTAAATGTAGAGACGATATCTGTAGAGTTGCTACGAATCAGCAATTGATAACTCTTCCCTGGCTGTACTCTCATTTCTTTATCGAGTGTAATCGTCTGTCCACTTACCGCAACCACACGACCGCCCTCACCCCATTCAGGTATATCGTGCTGAATTAAAATGATGTCCCCTACCGTGCACGCTATGGCATCCGTAAACGCTTCTATTGTCACAGTACGTATTTCATATTTATTGCATCTCAAGAAATGCTTACCGTGTTTATAAGCTTGCTCAAGGCTGGTACACCCCATGAGTTCAACTTGTGCCGGATTTGTTAGCGTATCCGACTCGTCGTAAGTATCACCGTATACAGGGATGACATCTCTTTCGTAATCCTTATCCTTGTTTAGGAAGGAGATTTCAACAGAATTCGCCCTAGCCTCAACACCTTGAAACTCTTCAGTAAAGCTACCCTGTTTTATATTGGCCACAGTAAATAGCTGTACTGGCGTAGATTGATAATCACTAACACATGTGAACCTAGTCCCTACAGGAATTACTTTCCCTCGACCTACTGCCTCTGGATACTTCAACGCATCCCATAATCGCATAGCGGTGTCGTATATATAATTGAATGTAAACCCATTCGTTTTGCACTTATCTGCCCATGCCTTAAATGCGTTATAGTCAAGGCGCATATGGGGCTGTCCAAATACAATATATTCACCGCCAATCTTACGGCAGATGTGGATTAAATCATAAGCAGCCCAAGCCGGATTATCAGCTGGTTGTGCTTCATACTTATTGATATACGGATTGAACACATACACCTCTGAGCGCTCTTGAATCCATGTCACTTTTGGATCAGTTCCGCTTAGTTGGGATGTAGCCAAAGCCTTAATTCCAATGAGGGCTTTCCCCGGATGCACAAAATCATCATAAATAATTTGGGTTAGCTGCACCCAGTAGACCTTATTTACATGGCGCAGGCTTTTCCCATCTTTCGCACTGCATCGCATACGGATTTCATAACGCGCCTTTTCGAGATTGTCAAAGCGAAATACACGATAAAACGCATTATTTGTCGCCTCTTCAATTCGTCCTGCGTAATCAGATGTATTTGTCACGCTATTATCTGACTTAATAAAATTCCATGCATCACGGCGCTTAATATGTCCGGCCATACCCTTTTGATTTGCTAAAGGTAATGTCTGCCAGGACTCATCACCTACCTTACGAATTTCTGCTTTCAACGTGACAGACGTACGGTCAGCGCCACCGCTATCATTGGAATAATATAACCCGTTTGGAAATCCAACAGTTAACTCTATCGCGTCACACGCATCGCCTTGTACCTGTTGTGTATTCCATGATTCAGTCAATTCATAGTTTAGGGATTGATCCGCAAAGTTATCATTGAAATTCGGGATAACTGTTTGGTCATTTGTACCCTTTCTGATATCCACCTGCACATCTTTATAATTACTGATTGGGTTAGCATTAATACGAATATCTTCTATTTTTGATAATTCGCCCTCACCCGCACAGTATAAAAGATTAAGATATTGCTTTTCACCATCACTAATTACATGGCGGGATAATAATAACCCAGCACTTTTCATTCGGCCATATGTTACGGCTAAAGGGTAGCCTTGCCCAGTAACAGTTTCAGTACCTCCCCAGCCATATGTATTTGACTGTTCGGAATTCGAACGGTCAACCTTAGGCGCAGTTAGCTTTGAGACAATAGCATTACCTATCATCCCTACCGCCATGGCAATAACTGACCGCCAAATCAAGCTTTGGATACCAAAGAAAGCGCCTGTAGCAATACCACCGGTAAATACAGCCAACCCTATTGATAGAAGAACTCCAAAGAACTTACCCTCAACTCGGGGCATTATTACGATGTAGTCTTCATCGTTTACAACTGTATCTGGCGCCGCCTCGTGACCATTTACTGAATACGCCCATTCACCATGTGCACTGAAGTAATAGCTGATAGACTTGCCCTGTTTAAACGGCAAGTATTTTGTATCCCGTTGCTCTGGCTTGAACGGATTATTTACAATGATCACATTAACCATTTACTATTCCTTCCTTTCATATATGTGCTTTAATCGAGGCACGTACTTTGATATGTGCTCTATACAGGTACCGCTGTGTTCAGTAGCGTGTATAAATTTGCCTTCACCAAGATAAACCCCTACATGATCGAGATTGTTACCATATAGCGCAAATACCAAAACACTCCCTGGCATTGGCTCACGAACCTCGCGCCATTCATCCATTTGAATTTGGGTATATTCGGGTAGTGGTATTCCACTACGCCGATATACCTCAACAACTACATCCCAGCATTTCATTTCCGAGAATGGAGTGCCTATGATATCAGTCAAGTCACTTATTGGATGCATACAGTCCTCCTTGCGGAATAGTAGGTTCTCCGCCAAATCGTGTACTGTTCCCCAATTCACGGCATCGTGCTAGAGTTTTATTACATTGACTTTCGCGCCCCTTATACCCGCACTGAACACCCTTAAATTTGAACGGACAGAAATCCTTCATCACACGGATTAATGGGAATCGTCGAGTAAAACTAAAGTCGGTCCCTAATGTAAACTCCATCCATTCAGCATTTGCGTGAGTTCCTGTAATTACAAAATGCTCCTCTTGTTCGCACACATCAGGTATGTTCGTATTCACTACACGAATAATTACATTGGCTCCAGTGAATCCATTATTAGACTCTGCCATACGCTGAATTGTACGAGTCACGTTAGACACAGATAGCTTGATGTTAGGTAAATCCGTCGCATTCTCTGTAACATCTTGAACGGTAAATGGAAATGCGATATAGGTATTGGCTTGAAATTGGATATTCTCCGTATTGTATACCAATCGAATCGTATCCCCTTTATAGGATATTTCTAACAGCATTAACCACACACCTGTGGCCGATATTTGGTTTTTCTCTAAAATCGATGCCGTTGAGAGCGGTAACATGTTATACCTCCTGTAATTTCACGGTTCCCATCCACACTCCGTAATCATTCGCCGCAAAGTCTAACTGATCTGCGAATCGCACTTTTAGTGTTTCCCGTGTTTCTGGATGTACCCAGTCGAATATGCCCGAACAGTTAACTTCGTCATAGAACGCCCGAAGCTTATAGTAATCAGCTGTTGGCAACTTGTACCCGACGGAATATGTCCGTCGGGCCTTTGTCGTCTTCTTCCTGGTGATTAGCGTCATGTTTTCAACTTGGCCTTTATACGAAATATCTGGAGTAGTCTCCTGAATTGGGTATATCGGCCATCGAATATCTGGAAATACTGCCATAGTTATACTGCGGATGCCTTGATGGCGTCACGCATACCTCCTTTGTTTGATTCCATAGCACGAACTACTACATCGATAACATAATTCTCACCGTCGAACCGAGAATTCTGTTGCTTGCTTTCGAGTTCTTGACCAGACTGATTGACGATATTAACAACTACGTTGTTACTTGTAGTACCGCCCATCAATCTACGGGTTTCACTCGCCGTGTAAATGCGGTGTGATCCAGAGGACTGTAATAATTCCGGTCCGTTTTCACCGACCAGCATAAGTCCCGGGTTTGTTTTTCCCCCGGCAGCAAAACGATTGCCCATAAATGCAGAACTAAATGAACTGCCGCCAGCAAATGATGATGTCCCTTTTGCAGCACCTAGAGAACCGATTCCGCTAACTACTCCGCCGAATAGGCTTAGTAACTTAGGCATTACATATTGTTGGAATGTTAGTTGAATCATCATCTTAATAATGGCATTTGTCATATCCTTGAATATGTCCCTAATGCCTTTACTAAACGACTTCGTTCCTGTTGCCATAGCCTCGAGATTATTTGTCCATGCTGAGTTGATAGAGTTCATCGTACTATCGAAAGTAGACTTTGCTAAATCAGCGTAATTAGTAGTCTCTTGCTTATACTGCCGAGCGGCTTCTTGCAAGCTTGTTTTAAGACTACGACCTGCCAACTCCCATAGCTTTTGCTGGGACTCTAACAGATTCTTTTCAATCTGCAGTCTTTGTGTCGCACTTAATTGAGCCTCTTTGACTTCGCTTCGTGCGTAATCAATATAAGATTTTAACTCTTCAGCAAGTAAAGCATCCGCATCACTGCGAGATAATCGACCAAGCGTAACCATATTGGTTAAGTGGTCAACGGTTTCGCTCGTTTGCGTGTATGCTAACTCTCTGATTTTCTGCTCAGTATCAGAAGCCAATTTTAGTCGCTCTGCTTGAGCTTTCTTTTCAGCGAGTTCCTTATCGCCTACGGATTTAGTGTACTCACGGACATTATCATCAATCTGCGCCTTTTGCGCTTCAGCTTCGACTTTGAGTAATTGTAAGCGGTCGCCGGTACGTTCAAGATCGAGTTTCTTAATATCCTCGTTCATCTTACGGACACGAATAGTTTGATTACGTTGCGCCTCAGCTAATCGCTTTTGATACAGTTCTTCGTTCTTAGCTCTAACTTGGGCAGTTAGATTTGACTCAGCGAGCTTCTTAGCATTTGCTGCGCTACCTGCTGTGTCTGTAGAGGCGCTCGATGTAGCACCTGCTAATAAGCTAGTATCTACATAACCAGTAATAGCACCAAAATCACCCGATACGCTAGGCTTGCTAACAACACCTGTACTGGAATTAGCCCCAGTGTATCCGCCCTTGCCGTCAGAGATTACAATGTGATTATCGCCAAGGACTACGACGCCATCTCCGGCTTTAGGTGTATATCCATCGCCTGCATCATGCCATGCGCCAGCAGCTCTTGCTGCATCCATGATAGATGGAACATACCGAGGTACGTCCTTACCGAATGCCTGCAATACAGAGTCGGAGAATAACTTGCCGCAGTCAGTAGCCCATGTACCATCTGCACCTAACTCATATGCCTTACCGAGTTGTTCATTAGCTGCATCTAGCACACTCACAGCTTCGCCGGTAGCACTTCCACCCAGTCCTGAAACGGAACGGATGATGTCACGGATATTCTTATTGTTGGATTCATACTGATTCTTAGCTGTTAACTTATCAATTTCGTATTGACTGCCGTCAATTTGTAAGCTCTGCAAGGTAAGTGATTGGTACAAATCCGCCATGCGTTCCACAGCACTCGTCAACTTCTCGGCCGCTTGTTGTGCTTTCTTCGCCGCCTGCTCCTGTGCCTTAGCCGCTTTTGCAGCTTCCTCATTTGCTTTATTAATGGCTTCGGTGTTCGTTAACGCCCCGCCATTAGCAATCTCTTGCTTTGCTTTTTCAAGTTCTTCATCGGCTTTCTTTCTAGCCTCGTCTGCAGCTTCCTTTTCTTTAAGAGCCGCATCGATTCTAGCACCTTCCTCTTTGGTAGCCATGCGGTCATTTTTAATGAATCCGAATAAAGCTGAGTCTTCTATCCAATATCGAGAATCATGCGATTCACGGAACTTATCAGACATTCCTGCTGTCGAATTCGTATTCTTGTGAATACGTTTGCCGTCAACTTCTACATTTAGATAAGAGCCTGCTGTTTTAGATGCATACGCTGCATCATATATGTTCTTAGCCGCGAGCCCTGCTACCGTAGCCAATGTTACCCAAGGACCCGCAGCGGCAAGTGTGGCCAATCGCATAAATCCGAGTGCGCTGGTTAGTGACCTCATAACTACGATTACTGCACCTGCTTCTGCGCCGAATTTGACAATGCCTCCGATAGCTTCCTTCTGCTCAGCGGTCATCGACTCGAATTCTTTAGCAACGTCTAACACGCCATTTGCGTAGTCATTAAAAACAGGAACTAACTCATGGCCGATAGATACTGCAAGCCTTTTCCCTGTATTCTCTAAATCTTTTAATTCCCGATTTAGCTTTGCGGATTTAGCTGCCGTCTCGTCGTCTATGATAAGCCCCATTGCCTTGGCACGTTCAGCCACCTTATCCATCTGTTCAGCGGACATGTTAAGCATGGCGTGCATCTGATACCCAGTACGTCCAAAAAGTTCCATTTCGACACGAGTCTTCTCAGCTCCGTCCTTCATCCCTCTTAAGCGTTCTTGTATCATCTTGAACACTTCAACGGTATTCTTACCCTGGATATCTTCAAGCGAGTAACCTAACTTACTGAATATATCAGTGCTAAGTTTACCCTCAGCCCGTGCGACTTCCATTTTTTCTTTGGCCGCTCCGACGTTCTTTGAAAACTTAGCAAATGCACCAGCGCTATCTTCCATGGCAACGCCCATATAATTAGACACTGCTAATAATTCACTGGTTTCTTTTGCCGTAGCACCAGTAATTCCCGATAGTTTCTTAACAGCTACATCCCACTGGATAGCCTCCTTGGCAAGTTTAGCGCCGATGCCTACAACACCGACACCGGCACCTATCGCCATGAGGTCATTCTTCATTTTGCCAAGGGCGGATTTGGCACCTTCGGCACTTGCAGTAATTTTCTTGAGTCCTGCTTCCGTATTCTTATCGGTCAGCTGAACGACAATATCAATTAAATTATTGGCCACTCTTATGCGCCACCTCCAATTCTTTGGCTTCTAATAATACAAGTAAATCGATAAGGTGCGGTAGTGGCTCGATGCCGTAAGCCCTCGCCACTTCTAACACCGCAGGCATATCAAATCCAGCAATGCCACCAGGATGCCAACGTCGCTGCATCCGGCTAGCGTTGTATACTCGCATGGCTTGTCTCGTTCCATCTAATTGATGCGGGGAATTAAACTCACACTCCGAACAGTCAAAATTCTGTTTAGTCTCACGTTGCATCTTGATACAATCAGCGCAGTATTTTGGTTTGTCGGAGTTGAGCCAACTCCACGCATCAATTAGTTTTTTTCGAGTTCAGCCTTTTTTTCGTGCGTAAAACGCATCGTATCAAGCGCAATTTCCATAAGATCATTATCAGGTGCTGCGTTGATTTCATCTTCCGTCAATCCGTAAATGTGCTGCATAATCCATTGCGCAAGCTCACGAGAACGTAATAGGCGTTCTGTATCCGGTGCTTCTTCTGGAACCGGGGTATACAATGGGTCTAAACCAGATTTAATTAATTCACCACGTTCAGCGAATGTTAAGCCTCTTACTTTGATATCTTCAAATGCCATGTTGGCACCTCCTAGTATTGTTCTTGATTGTTAACTAATGTAATGATGGTTGCAGAACGACCAGAATCCGCACGATAGTACGCCTTGAATGGCAATTCAATATTGACGCCGCGCGGACCATCGATGCCCGGAGATTGTCGTTCATATACAAGTTCAGGCAACTTGAATGTAAGCGACCAGTCATCTTGTTCAAGTCGCAATTCCAAGCTAGATTCTGTACCGTTAATCGCTTTATTCAAGAGGTCCTTATTTTGGAAGAACGCCTTAATCGTCCCTGAAATTGATACAATACCAGGGTCGATGTATGTTCTAAAGCCTTTACCGCCGATAGCGTAAGAATCGCCATCCAAGCCAAAATCAAAATTGATATCGCAACTTAGAATATTGGCCACAGTAACGCCACCCTCTTTGATGGTTGCATTAAGATTTTGGAATGGTAAGAAATTTACAGCCTTAGCTGCAGCATCAAATGTAGCACTGGCTAATGTTTCCTTACAGCCCATCACATCAATGGATGCAGATAATTCGGCATCCCCGCCGAATTTAAAGCCTAATTTACTAACTCGTGCACCCGCGAATTGTTGGAACACGTTAACATCAGGATAGCCCTGTTCAATAGTTAACGACGGCATCGTATTACCGATTTTAAATACGTGCTCAGACTTCTTATTTGGTGCTTGGCCAGTTGTATTAGAAGTCGGTTGACCAAATGCAGCTTTTAGCCAGTATCCGATGTCGATTACACCAACAGGCACGGTTAAACTACCGGACGTGTCGATGTTGCCACGGAATGGTGCTGCGGGATTACGATCGCCACGGATTACTGTGGAGTCGTTTAAATTTTGACTAGCTTTTACGGAGCTAGAAATAATCGGAGTGATTACACCGCCAGTAGTTGGCGTTGTACCAAAATCCGCCTCAAACGCAATCGCCACATGGGACTGAGAGCCCTGCGCACGTTTTGCTGTTGCCATATGCATTTCCTCCTTTAATATTCAATATTCCCGCCGATTACATGCGGAATTTCTATAGTAGCTGTTAAACGACCAGTAAACACCGGACGCCAATTCATTGAGTCTAATTCATAGTCAATGTCGATAACAGGGAACGCCGGATTCACCTTACAAATACATTCAATAATTAACTGCCCTAGGTCATCCGATTCTAGCGCTCCATCGTATCGAATAATATTCTTAACACGAGTTGCACCTTCATGGACAATACCCCAAACGATTATTAATGAATATGTGTAGGTATCCGCAAGCCCCTCGCTTTTACTACTTGGCAGTAATATGATGCAAGGGCAGTCATCTTCAAGCGGAGCATCGACATCATCGTAGCCGACATACAGTTGCACCGGCTTTCCATATTTGTCATTACAAAATTTATTTAATCCTTCATCTGTCGATAAGGCTTCCGCCCATCGGTTCACTATACGTGACATGGGGATTGTTTGTTGTAACATTTAATATCACCTTACCTTATAGTTACGTCGAGATGCGGATTGTGCAGCTGGACCATAAATAGCGTAGTCGCCTATCTTATTTTCGATATAAGGTTTCAATTTAGGCTGTAACGCTGCTTTCATAGGTCCATAAGTATGACGTGACTGAATTTTGAACATCGATTTACCCTTAGGCAATGGTACGCCTGCAGCAAATAACTTCTTGCGCATAGGCTCTGTAATTTGCTTAGTGTACCCTTCTTCGATTCGTTCACCTAACCGTTTAGCCGAATTAGACAACCACCCAACTCGGACAGATTGCTTGCCTTTGTCATATTGATACCCGACTGCATTCGATAGCTTACCTAGAGGACTGTATCCGATTGTCCTGGCGCTAATACCCATATCAAGTAAGGCATTTCGCGATTTTGAGCCCCATGCCTCTCGTTCAGCTCGTCCGCCACTTTGGTATGCTTTGCGAAGTTTAGCACCAAATGCTGACTCAAATGCAGCACGTCGCGCAGGTGCCATGAAGTTAGGATATCTACGTCCACCTGGTGCACCCGACCGAATGCCTTGCTTAATTTCCTTTTGCATCATCCAACCTGTTGACTTTAACGCTTTACGCATCCAGTCCGGTTTAGTCTCTGCAATGAAATTCAGATACGGTGTGGCTGTATCTGTAATCGTAATAGGTTCATTACTCACGGTCTCACCGCCCTCACGTTATGGACGATTTCAAGGCAATACATCGTACCGTCAAAGTTGGAAATGTGATCAACATACCATTTCTCGCCATTGATATACACTTCGTCTTTTGACCGAGGTTCGGGAACATCCTTAGCACGCACCCAAATCTGAGCTTTATCAGCTAATGCTTTATCGACAAATCCGGAACCTTTGCCATCATATTCGCCAATCTCCACGCTAGCTTTGATAGCTTGGCCTTTGTAGGTAATTCGTTCACCAAATACAGAAAGCAGTGCATTAGGCTTATATCCTAATTTCATAGTGCATTACCTCCTATGGAGTAGGCGGGCGTATGCCCGCCCTTACATTACTTTTCTACATTAGGCCAAAGAGCTACATCAACGGTCTTAGCGCTTGCAGATTTTGCAGAAATGGCAATGCCCAATACTGGATTTGTGTCTGTTTTAGTTGCACACTTTTGCGTTTTATCAAAATACACAACATCACCTACTGCAAATGCATCTGTCACAACTGCATCAACTGTAAAACATCCTGTGACCTTAACCGCACCGATTGCACCAGGCGCAATATCAGTTATTGCCACGCCGTGCATTTTGCCGACAGGGACAATGTCCCCTACGGCAATCATATCGGATGCTGTATTTTTAAAATCAATACGATCTAATTCTTGAATGAATTGTGCCATATCTAGTTACCTCCTAAATCAATTACTAATTATTTACCAGGGTTTTTGTACAAGCCACGGAAGTCGAGCGCTGTTGCGTTGCAATCCATTGCTACTTTGTACTCGATGCCGTCAACTTTAAAGCCTGTTTGTGTTTCCAATCGAGGTGTTTCAACACCGTTCAAGTACGTTACTTCGATAGTTTGAACATCTGTAGGACGAGCTGCTAAATACCATGCGTGTGGATCTGTTAATGCCGCATCAACTACAATAGTGAATCGACCACCGAATGGGTTAACCGTATCATTACTACGAGCAGGGTCTACAGTAGATTTAACCAATTGATAAGCCAATGCTTCGAGTTCTGGCGGAATAATCAAATATGTAGGTGCGATGTTCAAATTGCGATTTTCGCCAATATGCTTTTGGCGGCGCATTGCTGCTACACCCGCAGATAAGGATGCAACACTTAATTCAGCACCAGTAGCCGCCAAGTTGCCTCTGTCAGTACCGAATAGTGCTTTACCGTCACTCAATACGGTATTACCTGTTAGCAACCCGTACACCATGCTGTTGATGGTATCCTTTGCAGAACGGCCAAATTTGGAAGCGATATCTTTGAACACACCCAAATCATCATTGATGATAGCTTGTCGTGTTAAGCTGAATGTACGACCGTATGTTAATACACGAACGTCGTTACCAGCTTCTTCCAACTTAGAATCCTTGAATTGTCCGCCTTCAGGAACGAGTTTCAATTCAGCTGTTTCAGAAAGTAGAATACGTTTTGCCGGTTTGAAATCACGGTTACTACCTTTGCCGGTCCATGTATCGAATGTAGCCGGTGCAGTTTCATAGCCTTGTACCAAGGACTTATTTGCTACGTTAGACAAAGCAATTGGGAATGTGGATGTGGAATTAATCGCTTCACGTGCCAATTCCAAACGGTCAGCATAGTTAGCGGTTAAGCCTTCACGAACTAAGGACTCACGAGCTAATTCCATCAAGGACATAGATCGAAGTTCATTTGCGCCTGGTGCAGGGTTCGCAACAGGGATGCCTGCAGACATCATCAAAGCATCTTGCATAGCCATGCGGAACTTATCAGAATCTGCTTCACCAACTTTAACGGATACTGGTTTATTGCGTTCACGCAACGCATCCATTACTGCCTCACGAACTTCGGCAACAGATTTGCCGGATTTGATGAATTCATCTACACCGTCAACTTCGAAATCACGGCATAGGCTAGTGATTGTGGATACACGTTCACGTTCTGCCGCAATCAATTTTTTAGCGTCATCCGCATTAAAACCTTTAACTCCGGACTCTGGTACTTCCGGTACTACTTGTGGCACGTTTTGCTCAGTGCCTTTTGCATTTGCATCACCTTTCATAGGTTCCTCCTCATTATCATCTACACTTCTGCCTACCCCTACACTTGGATCTGCAGGGACGGACACAATACTAATTTCCAACGGTTCCCAGTCTGTGATTACATAACCCGGACCAGTAAATCGACCGTTGGAACTTTTAGAATCGGAATCGATTAATTCCTCATATCGGCTTATGTCATATCCGACACTCACACCTTGTAATGTGCCTTTTAACACTTTTTGATAAATCTTTTCAGATTCATCATCTTCATCGAATCGAACAATCGCCTTGCCACGATTATCTTCAATCCAAACTTTATCGATGTGACCAACAACGGCACTGCGATTGTGATTGAATAACAATGTGCCTAAACCGTTATTGAATCGGTCTAGATTAACGCATCCGTCGTCATGACACAATATCTCTGTTCCGAACCATCTTTCATATGGCTCTTCAGAGGAAAAGGACAATTCGACGGTACGATCATCGTTCGCTTCGATATTTGTAATTTGCGCCTCTCGGGCATATTTACCTAAGAGCTGCTTCTTTGCAAATTTCCCCACTAGCTATCATCTCCTTTCATATCAGTGGTGGTATCATCCGCTAGATTCGTTATGTCCCCATTCATATCAAGGGCAACACCCAATTCCTTAATGCGGTCTTGTTCTAGCTTCCGCTGTTCAAGTACTTCTTCCCAGTCTTTACCAGATGCACTGCATACGTCCTCGAGCGTTGTGAGTCCTGCCTTAATAGCTTCCTTGTTAGCATTAACTTCCTTAACAGGGTCAATCCAAGACCAGCCTGGAGCTAACCACGCCACTTTCTTATAAAGTTTTGGGTTTGCTGCATAGTCATTGGCCGGGATAATTCCCTTTAGGTAGCATGCTTCAATGAAAGCCCGCCATACAGGCATGCAAAAATGCTCAATTATAAAACGCTGCATCTGCTTGAATGATTGCTGGTCCTCCAGCATATTCTGCCGAGCTGCGGAGAAGTTACCACTAATATTGCGCGTCACTATGTCCGCGCTTAGACCCATACCTGACGCTATGCGTCTTGTTTGTGTCGCAGAGTATTCTGATGCGGTTCCTGCATTTCGCTTAGGTTCCGCAAATGAAATTGATTCACCTGCACGTAGATGTTGGATAATCCCTGGCGCCATTGAACGAACTTTCTTACCTTTACCGTCTGTTTTGTTGGTAATCATTGGGTTGTTTCCGGTATTACTTGTTACGAACGCGCCGAAACATGCGGCCACACGGGCCGCTATAAGATCGGCATCCATGTATTCATCTACGTCATGAATACGCTTTAATACGAGGGCTAACATACTAACCCCCCGTAGTTCACTAGGTCTACGAGGCTTATGTAATAGGAAAGCCCTATTACTTGGTAATCGTGCCTCATTAAATGACCGTATTCCTAATGGGTCTGTTTGGAATACGTGATATGCTATTGGTCTTCCGTATTTATTAACTTCAACGCCATTAACAATACTGTTGCCATTCTCGCTTACCGATACGGCTCCGATATTCTCGCCCTCGATAAGCTGTAATGATAGTGGTATATCTGCGCCTTCGGATGTCATATTAACTAGGATTTCCCCGTCATAGACCATTCGGCGCAGAGCCATTTCCTGCAATTCGTAGAACGTAGATATCCCTCTGATATCCGCATTCTCTTTATCCACCCAGTCAGACCAAGCCTCCTCAATCTTCTTATTGAGTCTTTCATTCAGCTTTCCTGCGCGGGTCTTAATTTTGCACTGTGGCTTTATTCCGGTACCTACTACATTCCGTAGTAATGCCAATACAACACTTTCAGCGAGGTCAGTATTAAGTTCTGCTGCACGTGCACGCCCCCTAATCAGATCTCGTTGACCTGATGCTACCTGTTCAGCTGTACCAAATACAGGCATCCAGTCGCCGCTTAATCGGTCTGTTGACGCCGCATCATATCCACGTTCAAGCGAACTACGGAAATATGCTCTACGGGCAGCGCGCTCTGGATTGAAATATGCTATTACCTTATCGAGTATGTTCATCGTCGCTCCCATGACACGTAGGATGTCGTGCTATTACCTTCCTCATCATCAACGCGAGACATTAACTCACGTTCACGGGCGTATAATGTCGGCAGGTCATGCGTCTTAAATCGCTTACCACCTACAGACATCTCGGCGTATCCATTCGTCTCAATTTCCTCGATTATCGTTCGAATGCGCTCCAAGTCTTCTCTTGCGCTCATGGTCTCACCTCCTTCTTAACTAAACCAACCTCTGCTATCTGCATTAAAGCCTTCATCATCCGTATCTTCGTCCTCCTCATCGGTATCCGGATTGTATTCGGGTAGGTATTTAACACCTATCGAGTCCGCCACCATGGCGTTGTATACACACGTATCCAACAAGTGATTTGTTGGATGACTGGTTAATGGTTTCCATTGTACTGTAACTGCTCCGGTCTTTACATTTCGGATTTCTTGCTTTTCCTCCGACCGGAGGTGCTCCGAATATTCCTCTGGGCAATCCTTAAATAAATGGATTGTGCCAGGCTCATTAGCCGGACGTACCATACGCGCAAATATAAAGTCCTTCCAGTAATCGGTATTCACTACGTACAGCTTCATACCGCCGATGACGCCCTTCTCGATGCTGCTCATCTTATATGGCGGAGCTAGAGGGCTGTGTGATGAATCACCTTTAACTGGTACGCATACTTCTGGGTACTGCGCACAGTACTGATATACTTCATCTGTTCGGTAGCCACTATCGATACCGGCCCTCACAATCTTACGGGCCTCACCATACTCTGATGGATATTCTCTATCAATGAGTATCTCGGTTAAGTCTGACCAACTACTTGCTTGACCATAATCGACTAAGTAACTTGATACACCATGAGCGTAGGCTCTAACCTCCCACCAGAAATGATCTTGCTGCACGTCGACAGAGGCGATAAGTAGTGGCGCATGCTGTGGCACGATACCGCGAGGAACTTCCGATTGCGTAAACACGAGGTTCTGCGTGCTTTTAGTTTTCGCAGATTTCCACGGCTCTGCTAGCCATGAATTGATGAAGTTCATTAACTCACTTGGCGTATCTTTTGATTTGACAAACTCATACGCTACATCCCCGAAGGTGACCCATGGAGAATATAGAGATGATAGATGATAGGCGACCGACCGGACGACTCGAACTTGCGATTCATTCACCGCCCGCCATTCACCTTGCCGGAGCATATCCATCTTATGCTTATCATCAATACGGTGCTTACAATGTTCGCACTCATAATATGCGGTATCCCGTATCATATCCGCATTGCCATGGTGTTCTTCCGGCCATTTTATCTGTTTGAATTTGAGGGTCTGCGACACCCCGCAATGCGGACATGGCACGTAATACTGCTTACGTTCATTCGCGCCCATATAGGATTGCCAAATATTGCCACTTTCAATCGTAGGAGTTGACACCCTTACAATCTTCTTATCAACGAATGTCTTGGTACGTTCCTCAGCCAGCTTAATCGGATTCGCTTCCTTACCGGAGAAAGCTGGGTACTTATCAATCTCATCGAAGAATAAGTACTTAATTGACCGACTTGACAAGCTACTTGGTGAGTTCGCTCCTACGAGCACCATGTAATTCCCGTTAACGAAGTCTAACTCTAGTAGCTTACTGCTTTCGTCATACATATCCGCAAGCGGCTCTACGCTCCTAATCATTGGCTGTACACGTTTATCACTAGCGAATTTCGCGATAGTATCCGTCGGATAAACCATCATGGTTGGAGATACAGTTTGATGTAACGCATATCCAATCATATTAAGCTCAGTTTCCGTCTTACCAATCTGCGATCCGAAACATAACGAGATGCTTTCAATGAGAGGGTCTGTGAATTTGTCCATAGGCTCCTTGAGATAAGGTGTCCGTGCTGTACGCCAGCGCCCAGGTTCGGCAGATATATTAGTCAGTACCCTGTACTTATCTGCCCATTCTGAAACGGTGTATCTTTCAGGTGGCTTGAATGCCTCTAATTCCTCAGGGAACCAGTCAACCTTTAGGCTTACCTTTTCCCGCGGCTTTGACTTTCGGCGTGTACTCGCCTGTGCGTGCGTAGCTTTCGAGGTATTCTTCGACAAGGCCATTCACCACCTTTTCTACACGAGCACGTTCCTCAGGATCCGTGAATTCACTTCCGATACGCTTACCTAATTTGGTAAACGATGTTTTTAATTCCAATATTCGGTTAGCCCATGCCTGCGCCACATCGGCACGAGGGACATATTCGCCATTAAGCACATCTAGCATTTTCTTTTCACGCGCGGCCTTTGCTTCTTTATAATCTGCTTCGGCTTCTAACTTACGAGTTGATGCGGATTTACTTTTAGCATTATCACCTTTCGCCTGCCCTAAATACACAAGGACTTCTCGGAGATTCCACCAACCTACAGATGCTTTAGGCATCCCTGCTTTATGATGTCGAGAAATAATTTCCGGAGTGACCCGCAAGAGGTCACATAGTTGAGTGCTTGATACGAGCAGATTGCCTGCAGCATCAAATTTCACTCTCGGTTTTGTGTCCGCCATAGGTGTACTCCTTTCTAAATTCGTCTTTCTACATTCAACAGGAAAATTTTTCTCACAGAGAGAAGACCATCGCGCGGGGGCGACCAGCGGCCATTTTTCGCCCGCGGAGTACCTTTTCCAAATTTTCATTTTCTCAATTAGAAATTATCATTGATACTCAATAAGAAAAAGGGTAGACCTCAACTAAGTAAGGTCTACCCCGGGGCAGTGCAGCAGGCAGACATATTGTGCGGGCCAGACACTGCCTGCTATCTACTACATTTACATTATATTAAATTAAGAGTGTGCCATTCTATGCCATCTTTTCAAATTCAGCTATTGCTTTCTTGTGAAGTCTGTGAACTTGTCGCCACGAATACCCTAGTTCGACAGCTATCTGCTCCCATGGCAATGCATTAATGTATCTGAGATTCAGTACATCCCTGTATTGTCCGTCAGCTATTTGGTTAATGACTTGCTTGACCTTGTTTCGAGAATCGATCAATTCATCCCATTCTCTGTTCAGCTCCTCCCTACATTCTTGTAAATGCTTACTGATTCGTGGCATAGCATCTCCCGATTCACATATCTGTATAGCTTCTGAATGTAAATCTCGGTTAATCGCACTTAGTTGAATCTCTAACGCACGCATTCGCTGCTCAGTATGGCGGACAGCTTGTAGTTCTTCTTTAGCCATCATATGCGATAGTCCCCATATTTACTGATAATCATCTGTGCTCGTAGCAATCCGTCAATGTATCCACTTTCACGAATTCTATCATCTAGCATATGTGATCTCAGTTGTCTATTACGGGCTCGTATGATGGCAAGACTTAAATCTGACTGTATGGCACCTACAATCACATCTGCCCTGCTCCTACGCTTTTGCATCCTTTACCTCCATACGTTCGACAATATCCTCGATGGCTTCTACCATGTCTGCTTTGCATTGCTCAACAGCGGTAAACATCTCCTCACACATGGCGTACGCATCATCACTCAGGTCATCATCTATTCTCTCGGCAACATTATCCTTGAGATTATCTACGACCTTAACTATATCCATGACAAGATAATACATGTCATCTAGATAGTGCCCTTTGTTAATTAGTAGTCGCTCGACTTTTGTCATACTGTTCCCTCTTTGCAATTTCCCGATTTAGATACCAACTGGCTTTTTTCAAATCCTTAATTGCATCGTCCTTATGCCCAGCTCGGGATACATACTTCACAACATTATCTAATCTATATCCTAGTTTCTTATCTTCGATGTAATCGATGACCTCGATATCGCCTTGCGTATAGTGGCTCGGATGATTGATATCATCATGTTGTTTAATTGTAGAATTAGGAGATTTAGCTGTTATAACTTTTCCCAAATACTTCAATCTTTCATCAGCTGCCAAACGTTTTAAGGTTTCATCAGCTGATAACTTAATAGGTGGTGGCGGGGGTCTATTAGGTCTCTCATACAATCTACCTAGTGTTAGCCCATATACTGTCTTGTGTTTTCGATTATCAATGTTATCTATAACTTGAATAGTCGTGTAACACACTATTACTACGATAGCTCCGATTAATCCTGCCATTATAAATTGACCCATATTAATCATCCTTTCTGTATTTATCGATTCTTGCTTTTAGGCTTTGCAGCACATATTCCTGTGCTCGGTCTTTTTGGGCTAGTGCATCCATCATATCCTCGTCGCGAGTTCCCTCACATATCAGATGATGGATAATTACCTTCTCCATTTGACCTTGGCGATGTAACCGCTTATTAGCTTGTTGGTATAACTCAAGACTCCAGTTTAACCCGAACCATATTACGTGATTCCCGCCGTCCTGTAAGTTAAGCCCATATGCCGTACTAGCCGGATGCGCTAATAGAATATCAATCTCTCCCGCATTCCATGCTATCTCATCATCGGCACCCTTTAACTCACGGACTCGTAATTTGGTCTTAGCTAATGCTGCTTTTAGCCGTTCGCAGTCATGTTTGAAATTGTAAAACACTAATGCCGGCTTGCCGTTTAACTGTTCTACAAGTTCCATAAATGCCTCAATTTTACAACCATGTATCTCATGAACGTTCCTATCGCCATCATATACGGCGCCGTTAGCTAACTGTTGTAGCTTTGTGGATAATGATGCTGCACTCAAAGCTGTGATATCTTCGCCTGCTTCAATCAACTCTAATACAGATGTGCGCTCCATATCTTCGTATGCCTTTTTAGCTTTTGAATCTAACTGCACATATTTAATATCGTTGATGACTGGAGGTAGCTCCAAATAGTCGCTAGCTTTCATGGATATGCATAACCCAGATATTGCCGCCATGATACTGTCATTTGAATCGGATTTAGGTTTATAGGAGTACACCATTTCGCGTGACCTCTGATCGGGCTCGAAATAGTAATCTCTAAATCCTGTATATGTTTTCCCTAATGACTCACCACGGTCTAATAAATACACTTGTGCCCATAGATCGATTAATCCGTTAGGGGCTGGCGTACCTGTTAACAACACCATACGCTTGATGTGGTTATGCATATAGGCTAATGACTTAAAACGCTTAGCTGTATGGTTTTTAAAGGAACTAGATTCATCCACAACCACCATGTCAAACGGCCATGCATTCTTGTAGTAATCAACTAACCACGTTACATTCTCGCGGTTAATGATGTAGATGTCGGCAGGTGTGTTTAAAGCCTTAATACGCTTTTTCAGGCTGCCTAATACAGTAGATATCCTTAATATGCCTACACCATCCCATTTTCGTGATTCTCGTTGCCATGTAGCCTCCGCTACTTTCTTAGGCGCTATAATTAGCACTTTACGAATGGCGAATCGGGAATACTTCAATTCGTATATGGCAGATAACGTGATAATCGTTTTTCCTAAACCCATATCCAGAAATAGCCCTATCTTATTTTGATTAACGGTCTTGTCGATACAGTATCGCTGATACGCATGCGGAATAAACTGCATTACGCTTTCACCCCGAATTCTTCTGTGAATTGCTCCAAATAGCCAGCCACGGCATCTGCACCTTTTAATACAAATACTTTTTGATTTAGCTTTTGTAATTCACGGGCTTGGACTCCCTGCAATCGCGAAAGTACGCCTTTGGACGTCTTCAATTCTACGAAATGGATAACACCATTCGGCCATATGACGATGCGATCAGGCACACCGACGTTACCAGGGGATACGAATTTATACGCTTTGCCTCCCGCACGTTTGACACCTGCAATTAATTTTCTCTCGATATCTTTTTCTAGCATTTCTCACCTCTGAAATTCTTAAACGTTAACATGTTTACATACGCGTATATGAGGGTTCAAATTAAGGCTGTAAAGGGCATATTTTTTCTTAAAACTCTTTGTTTTGATATTTGCCAGTATATAATGTTAACAATGCTAACAAACATATATGAATATAGATAAATACTGACTTTATGCGTTAACATAGTACGTTAACATTCTCCAAATTCGTTAACATTCTAATGTTAACAAAAATACTGAGAATGTTAACGCTTAATTGAGAATGTTAACGTTATAATTTCAGTTTTGACTCGTTGATTCTGAACCCTCTTTGATGTCCATATTCACCAAATCTCATCAACTGACTTCCGCCCATTGTGTACGGGGAGTCCGCCAGTATTTGATTAATTTCCCTGGTCTCGATTTTCTTCATGCGACTCGGGTCGTTACCAAAACACTCCCACCATACCTCTGCTGCACAAATACGATCACGATATACTAATTCTTGACCCTCGGCAGGTTTAGCATTCATGCTAAGGAACGTCCTCCGGGCGCTACGACTCATCACATTCCAATTTAAAGGTACTTTGATTAGTAGAAACTCATTAATCAGTCCTGCTTTGGTATTCGATTCCATATGCGCCTCTCTAGCCGCATCAGCCAGTTTTAGTACAGTCGGGTCATCCTCGATAATGAGGCTTTCCCCGCTTTTATACCGATACAAAGCCTCCGCCCATAACTGGTCTACTTCCCCCGGAAGATTAACGAATATGTTCTTTCGTGGAGTCGTCATTTCAAGATCAATAGGCCAAAATCGGCGATTGCCTGTGATATCTTTTAGGAACTCATACTGATTCGTACTGCCAAAAAATACACACTGCCGTGGATACTCTTGCGTACGTCGGCCATAAGCCTGACGAAATACATCTACTTGACGACTTAAAAATTGCTTAGATGCATTTTCTTCAGCCCTCGAATACCCCGCCATTTCACCAGCTTCTATAATCCATTTACCTTGAATGCCTTCTGCAGCTTCCTTACCCTCAAAGGTATTTAAGCCATCAGCATACCACTTCTTACCCATCGTGCGGATAAGGGTACTTTTACCAATACCCTGACCGCCAATAAGAATTGGCATCGTATCGTACTTGCACCCAGGCTCAAACGCTCGGGCTACTGCTGCTGTAAATGATTTTCTAGCGGCTGCACGGGTATATACATTATCCTCAGCCCCTAAGTAGTCGATGAATATGGTATCTAATCGGGCGATACCGTCCCAGGATAATCCGTTAAGGTAATCTAGTACTTCATTAAACCCATTTTGTTCAGCGCACATAATAAGGGCATCCATGATTTTATCTTTGCCGGTGATATCATATTTATTTTCTAGGTACCACCGTAAGCCCGCATCATCTGCATCTGTCCATATACGAAGTCCTGGTGTTGGGTTCCACGGTAGGGCCCCTTTTGCCACGTATCTCGAACCAAATCTATCATAGGCGAGTCTACCGACAAGCGCCGGATCATGATGCATGATTTTAAGCATGTTATCTAGTGTGTTCTTAGGTCGACCATTCTCGTCGTACTTTAAAGTCGAACTTTTCATCCAGTCGACGTTCGTTAACGCATAAGGGTCGAGGTCTGATGTCTCGGCATGGGCCGATACGTCCGTGATAATATCAGCGAATACATTTGATGCTGATTCTCGGGCGCGAGCCATGTTGAGTTCGTTAACGACTACCGTATCTTGCATAGCTAGTTTAGCCATAGCCATGTAAGATGGCAGCTTATGCCCAGGTGTCCCATCCTTAGCAGTCTCGTCTAAGCTGTGGAACTTATGCAACCGGATAAGGTCAAAGGCATTAACCAGTTGACCACTGCACGGGTCAGTATTATGGTGACTGAACAGGAATGTATCGTCATCATAGATAACCGCCCCTGCTACTGTTGAGCCAGTAACGAACGTTAAGCGGTCCTCGCTGCCGTCAACATCGACATATGCATGAGGTATGAATTTATCAATCGCCTCACGAATACCGTATATTCGACAAAAGGCACCTACGATACCTGGTTTTTCTCTCGGATCAGCTTGCTTTGCAAGTAACTGCTTTTCATGCTGCGATGCTTCCTTACCTGGTACTTGTGGCCAAGAACGCACATCTCGCCAATCAGTGTATTGGCCGAGCATACCGTCAGCAGATAAAAATGCCTTATCACCTACGTAATATACATACTGTGCATCATTCGGGCATGATGGCCAATACATGAGCCGAGAAGCTTCGAACGTAGTTCCATCCATCATACCAATGCCGATGAGCTCCGCCAGCTTACGAGCGATAGGCTCATACTCATCAGGCGTCATCGTTCTATCAGTAGGGACGATAACACGTAACCGTGGACGATGCACCGTATGAGAACGGGTTGAGTAGATAACATAAGCCATGCCTAGGCTGTCAATCGTGCGAGCGACGTTCTCAGTTTCCCCAGGCGATATGGCATCCATATCAAGAGTAATCAGATCACGTCCAGACACGTTAATAGCTTTACGCTGCATACCGTTTAACGTACCACCAACAAAGCCGCCTATGTCCTTTAACTTGCTTTTCTCAGATTTTGGCAATCTGTGGTATTCGTCCACGGTTTCTGTTGTACGAACGGGGATTTTGAGGCGTTCACAAAACTCGGACCACAACATCTCCGTACGGGTCCATTGCTTTGATGTGCGACTCGCACCGATACTGATGGTAATCAGTTTATCGTTTTGCAAGTGTATCCCCTCCTAATCTTTCATATAATAGTCGTTAGTAAATCCTGCGGATGATAATAGCAGCCCGTCTGCCCAAGGTATGGCGATTGAGAATATAGCATTAACATCATCCAATGTAGATTCTGCATTCTCCTTGTTGACTTCAAGTACAGCTTCATCGTGAATGTGCATAATAATTTGATATCCTGCATCCGCCAATCGGCGCAGAGTCAAAGCTAAGCAATCACGAGCGACTGCTTGTGTGATGTTTTCGACTAATTTGCCTCCATAGGTGCTTTCAGCAACCCATGCAGCATTTACTTTAGTCTTAAAATGTACAGCATCCTTACCGAACGCATTCTGCTTAATGCTTGGGCTAGGATAAAATAGCTTACGTCCGCTAGGTAGTTCAATCGTCATATAACGGTAACCGTATATTGGATCAATTTCCAAACGGAACATAATGCCGTGGTCAAGGCCTATAGGATTCCCGGTAGTAACGGTGTACACGGCCGCATTCTCAACGGCATACCACAAATCTCGTATTCTAGGCGATGCGTTGCGCCATAAATTTACGATTTCAGGTAATTCCTCCTCATGGAGTCCCATATCAAGAGCTCCCATGGCTTTTAACGCATTCACTCCGCCTTGATAGCCGAGTGCCAATTCAGCGACTTTACCTTTTTGTCTAAGGTGACCATTCTCGCCATGTTTAATAACGGGAACCCCAAACATAGATGATGCGGAAGCACAGTATATGTCTCCGCCCTCAGCGAATACTCGCTGCCGCCAATGTTCTCCCGATAACCAGGCGATAACACGAGCCTCAATGGCTGAGAAGTCTGCCACACATAATGTATTACCTTCTTCAGCAATAATTGAGGTACGAATTAATTGAGATAGCGTATCCGATACGTCGCCATATAGAAGTTCTAACCCTTGACGGTTTTTGGTTTTAACGAGATGCCGAGCCGTGTCGAGGTTCTCGATGTAATTTCTTGGCAGGTTCTGCACCTGGATAAGACGACCCGCCCAGCGTCCGGTACGGTTGGCACCATAGAATTGTAACGTTCCTCTGAGACGAAGATCTGATCCCATGGCGCTATCGGTCATGGTGTATTTAGATACCGATGACTTTGCAAGTTTCTTTCGAATCATAAGCACTTTTGCGGCAACGTCATCAGCATCCATCAGAGCATCGGCCACAGTGTCCTTAGTTAATTTATCAAGACTGACATTAGTATTATTGTTTAGCCAATCAAGCAATTGGTTTCGGCTATTAGGGTTGCTAAGCCCCGTGATTTGGTAAGCCTCATTCATCAACATTTCTCGATTTTCCTCATCAATGTATAGTGCACCCTCAACCAATTCATGGTCGATGCGCACCCCTCTACTATTGATTTGGATATCAAGATACCAATCTTTCCACGTATCATCAGGTACAGGGAAAGAAGCTAATCTGTGATAACATTCCATCTCAGTCACAACGTCCTGGCGGTTGTACTCGATAAAAGCATTCCATTTATCCATATCGTGTCTAGGTAGATTACGTGCACGGCCCCCATTTCGTTTGGTAGGTTTACATGGCGTACAGAAGTACTTGATAAGTGCTTTCCCCGATGTGTCCTTTTTCTTATCCTGGGGTAGCCCCAGGGCCTTGCCTAGTAAGGCTAGGCCCATAGGGTATCCTAAGTAGGCACCGTGAATCATCGTGCACTGCCACTGATCAACAGATGTAAGTAAACCTGCACGATTTAGACACGTAATTTCAAATTGTGCATTGTAAGCGTGCTTGATTACATCTGGGCTTAATAAATCACGAATTACACTGTCAGGAATTACTCCGCCCTGCGCTAGATCTACAACTTCAACAGGACCAAAGTCGTAGGAATACGCAAATAGTAATATGGCGAAATCAGGCGATTCAGTATATTTGTACACTCCGAATGAGATATCAGTCGATGAATATGTTTCTATATCAATACTTAGATGCCTCATATCAGGCACCTATTAATAGGGTTGACCAGTTACAGGGTTAATGCCTACAGGAGCTTGCTGTACAGGTTGCTGAGGTGTCGTAGCATATGCCGGTTGTACATAACCCTGTTGAGCTGCTTGTTGTTGCACAGATTGACCTGCTGCTACTGGAGCACCGGTATACACATTAGCTGCGCTACCTTGAGGTGCACCAAATACAGAAGATGCTGCAACAGGCATGCTACCCAATGCTTCACCATCGCGTACCTTTTGAACAGGACCCAAACCGCATCCGATGCCAGTGGATTGATTAGAATAGAAGAAGAATCGAACGAGCACGTTGACATACATGCCGGAGTATACTTGTGTAGGATTTGTAAGAGGGTTACCTTGAAGATCTACTACTTCAACTTTATAGTTAGCGTCTTGTGCTGCTGTAAACACCCAATGACCTTTACATTCGGGGCCGAACTCCTTACCAGATTGTGTGTATCCATCGCCGTCATGAATTGGCACTTTTGGCTGTGCCGGAACACGTGCGCCGAATTTAGTACGAGCTGATTGGATAGCAGCTTCGATAGCATTCATGAGAGCTTGGTGTTGAGCTACATCAGTTTTAGGCAAAAGAATAGTAGCTGAATATCTAGGTTTAGCACCAGGCTGTGTGGAATTTGCCCAAGGTTCTAATAGATGGCAGTAGGATACGCGAACATTTTGCAATAATACTTCAGTTGGTTGTGGAACGAATGACATAATTAATTACCTCCATTATTATCATTAGATACATTAAATATTTGCGCCGCAGTAGGTTGATTGGTAATCCGAGGGCGCTTATCGGATTCCTCAACTAGGGTAGGCTTGCCTGCTTTCTTAACTATCATGTCGCCTACCATATCATTAAATTGGGTTTTACCGATGGTCTTTTCCATCTGAGCCAATGTTAATGTCTTACGTTCATACAGAATGCTTTCATCGATACCTGCTTTGATTAAAGTATCAATAGCAGCATCGGTGTCTTGAAAGGCTCGACTACCACGACCCTCTACAGCTTTCCAGCCCGGGACTGTCACCCCATTAAGAGATTCAGTGAGTGCGTAATCTTTCATATCTTCGAGCCATGCAGCGACGTCTTTCCCTCGACGAAGATATTCACCAAGTTCTGTCATCGAGATAAGTCGAGGATCATGATTAGAAACTAGCGCACTGTGCAATGAGTCATTTGCATCATATCGGGCTTTACACTGTTGTTTTGCCCTACAGAATCTGCACCAGTCACCGGGTTCAAATTTACCGTTACCAGACATAGCCTCATCTGCGCGGGGTTTGACAAAGGTATTACCCCAATCCAGTAGTTCTGCCGTAGGGATTTCCCATTCGCTGATATTATTAACACGGGGCTGCACGATAGTCATTTTGACCGTATTGAACATATAGAGTAAGCTATACGCATCAATCGCACCGAGGGCATATAACATCATTTGCGGATTGTGTTCCGCATCAACGACTACCCCTTTTCCGTGCTTATAATCAACGATGTGCAAAGTGTCCCCAGATAGGATGATACAGTCAGCCGTGCCGAATCCATCGGGTACATAGCGGCTAAAATCAACGCGTTTTTCAATGGCTACTACTGGAGTTGCCGTGCAAGCTAACATAACACCTTTGACATATTCGAGATAGGCTTCCGAAGTATCATCCATTTCTGGTTGCCACAGCTCATCCTTTTTGATTTTATTGAATTTACGAGTGTATGTGGATTTCGCCATGGCCGTGGTATACTTCTGTAGTTTTAACTCACACAGTTCATGCGCCAGGGTTCCTTCCTTTGCATATACAGATGTGCTATCAGGAAAGTTCTCCTCTAGAAGAGGGGCGGCTGTACAATGCAGCCACCGGTGCGACCCCGATGCGTTTAATAATGCATGTGATCGAGGTGCCATTAGATTCTTGCCCCCAATCCTCTAATTGCATTTACTAATTCAGGGTATCTGTCCTCAGGTACTTGACCTAAGTATTGAACGCCAAATTGTGTCATTAACTGTTGCAATTCTACAGCTTTCCCGGCATCAAGCAATGGTGCAAGAGCTGCTTGAATTTCAGGCAATGTATACTTCTTAACTTCCTGAGATACTGGAGCGGTAACAGTTGTTTGTACAGGCGCGGCAACAGTTTGTACAGGTGCACCAGCTGTCAACGTGGTCACTGGTGCGGTAACGGCTACTTGAGTAGGAGTAACTTGTACAGCCGTATTAGATGTTGCCATAGATACAGAGTCTGGTTGCATAGCTACTGTTGTAGTAGGCACCCCTTGAATTGTAGCTTGCGGTGCAAGATTAGATACATCCACGGAAGGTGTCGATACTGCAGATACTACTGTATCGACTATACCAGAGGATTTATCATCCATTTCTCTATCGTTATCTACAAAACTTTTAAATTGAGATAACACAGCTTTTAGCTGATTATATACATCTAGTACATTAACTCCTTGAACTTCAACTTTAATCATTGTTTAAATCCTCCTGAATATTAATAATTGATTGGTTGTAATATGATTCTTTTAATTCAAAGCCTAATGCCCTACGACCCATACGAAGTGCCATAACTGGAACCGTCCCGATACCGGCAAATGGATCAAGTACGATATCATTTGGATTACTCCACAATTCGATGCATCGAGCCACGGTATCTAGTTGTAACGGGCATATATGACGTTCGTCCTTATTGTCTCGAGCTGCTTTATAATTCAGAGTATGTGTTTGACGGATATCGGCCCATACAGGATTAGCATATCGGCGCCATACCTGATGGCTATACATAGGCTCCGTATTGTATTTTTGCTTTTTATCAAACAAATCTGGATCGGGCGCAGGTCGTTCAATTCCTTTGATGCCCTCAGGTTCCTCTTGACCGAAAAACTGGGTAAAACCTTCTGGATGCGCGATGGGCTCCGGATTGTCACCAGGTTTACGCAATGTCACGATGTAATCAGGCGCTCCCATACGACACATGGCAGAATCTTTTACAATTTGCTTATGTAAAAGCCCTAGAGCCTTTGTCCGAGTAGCCTCAATGAGAGGGTCTTTCCAAATCGTGACTCGGGAATGCATCACGAATCCAGCATCCTGAAAGGCTCGAATAATGTCACCAGGAAAGTCTTTCATTCCGATAACACCGTCCCTGGATTTCGTGAGTGGTAAATCCATACAATGGACCGATACTAATCGCCCAGGCATTATTACACGATGTAATTCAGTAATTAAATACTTGAAGTGCTGCCAAAACTCGCTATCAGTAGATGAGTTGCCCATATCCCTATCAGAATTAGAGTAAACATACAAGCTACTAAATGGAGGGCTAAATATAGAGTAATGAACGCTATCATCAGGTAGCCCTTTCAGCACTTCTACTGAGTCGCCATTATAGATTGCAAATCGGGACTCAATTAACTGATTTAGCACGTTCATGTTGTAGGTCCTCCTTTGCTTTCTTATTTAGCGCTTGCAGCATTGCGACTCCAGCAAGGGAGGCTATATCTTTATTCATGCCTGCGTCAACAGCTAATTTAGTTAATTTGGCTGCTTTTAACTCATTGATGTGGATGACTCTTATGTTATGCCCCTTAGCATAAGCTAATTCCAAGTTGCACCCGGTTGAGTTCTCCCAGCCGTTGCACATTACGATTGCATCGCAGCCACTTAGAAGGTCAATGCACCAGTCTATGCCGGTATCATAATCGACCTTATTGTACAAATGCCCCAATATATGTATGGGTGATAGGAATATGTTATGTGTATCACTACCAAAAGGTTCTTTTATTGGAAATACGCCCATATCGTCCTGCAGCCACTTTAATACGGAGTCAGCATTCTTTTTGTTTTTAGCCAACCCTCCGAATGGATGGCTAACGTAAATTTTAGTCATATAACAGCCCTCATTTCTGCCCAGTTAGGTAATACCATCGGCACACACGGATTGTATTCCGTTGATTCCCGTCTAGTTTTAGATAATTCAGTACGAACAGCGTCACGGGTTAACGCAATCATAGCGTCCCTCATTCTTATGGCATCCGCTTCCTTACGTTCGATGTTCGCCTTAACAGTGCCCTCCTTTTCAGAGATTACAATATAAGCATTCACCTCATGCTTCTGGCCAAATCGCCAGCATCGGCGAAGTGCCTGATAATACTGCTCGTAGCTATCAGATAGTCCAACAAATATCATATTGTGGCAGTTTTGCCAGTTCATTCCGAATCCGGCGATACTTGGTTTTGTCACCAAACATTTTAAAAAGCCAGAACCAAAACCTAACATCATGCCTTGCTTTCGAGTTGCCTTATCACTACCTTTGACATCCTCTGCTAGATCAATCATTTCTTTCAAAGTAGTCGATTCATCATTAAGGTCGCACCACACTAGCCATTGCTCATTAGATGCATTGACTAAATCAGCTGCTGCTCTACATCTTGATTCAAGAGATGCTTTGCGGGCTCTGCGGCGTTCCAGTAGCGATAAAGTAGGGACATCCTCACCTGTTTTATCAACGACAATTTCATGCACATGTAACTCAGGTAACTCATATCCGTCATCGTCGTATCCCAGAGATGCTGGGTTATCTAGCACAACTGCCCATGATGCCATCCACTCCCAAAAGGTATTTTCTGCATGACCTTTCAATCGCCATTTAGCGGTATCACTACCATCATGCGTGAAATACATGGATAACATCTCATTACGGCTCATGATGCCGAGGAACTCTGCATGATTGCCAAGTTCCATATAGTCATTCGGTGCAGGTGTTGCCGTACACGCTAGCCGATATGGCGTATTACTGAATCGATTAATCAAATCCGTACGTACTTTACCAGTGAATGATTTTAGGATGCTCGATTCATCAAGCACGACACCTATCAGATTATCGGTATTAAATCGGCCCAATTTCTCGTAATTTGTAATATTAACGCCTGGCACAATGTCATCATCGGATTCGCATATAGTCACGGGAATATCGAAACGTTCACCCTCGGATTGTGTTTGAGCGGCCACAGCTAGTGGTGCTAATATGAGTACTGATCCACCTGTATGTAGATAAATCTCATGTGCCCAGGACAATTGCATTAAAGTTTTACCTAGACCGCAATCTGCAAATATGGCAGCTTTACCTTTTGCCAAGGCCCATTTAACAATATCTCGTTGAAAGTCAAAAAGATGTTTGTTTAGCATATTCGCATCAATAACAAATCCATGAGATTCTGACATTTTAGACTTTGAGTTGATGAAAGCGTTATAATTCATCGACAGACGCCTTTACAGATTCATACTCAGTAAGTAGCGCTGAGAATTCCGGATTATCTTTTGCAAGTAATCGATACATAGTCAAGCGCTCAGCGTTCTTAGCCTTTTGTTCGAGTTTCTTTTCTATGTCCTCCAACTTAGTGCGATCACTTTCGCGTTTATCACATTTAGAAGTATCGATAACTGCAATAACCTGTTTGACTACATTTCCTTTGAAACCTTGCATCCGAACAGTATCAAGGTCCTTTGCTTTTTTCAAAACACGAGCAACGCCTAGTCCATTTCTTGATTTAACAACAACCCAATCACCAACACCAATGTTATCGATTGGAACGTTTGTATCGGATTCGTAATATCTAAACCAAAATTCATCTGGACTATGTACAGGTGTATTATTTTGCCAGTAATAATCACTGGTATCGTAAGTAACTAATAAGAATTCCATAAGGTGTCCTTTCTGTGATATAATCAACGTAGAATATTATTTTTCTAATTTGAGCTTGTTGATGTTGCCGCATCATCAGGCTCATTTTTTATGCCCAAATCCTCGCATTCATCAGGAATGCAATAATCTCGTTTTGGACAGGTACTACAATTTCGCAATTTAATCACCTCCTTATATGCATTTAGTTGTAATATGGATTGCGACAGTATTCGCCGCATTTTCTTACTTGCGGAATGTACTCGACATCTTCGCGGTCTTCAGCATCAACTTCATCCATATCCTTTTTGTAACCATACATGGATATGGCCAAACCGATGAGAGCCTGCACACAGAACTGTACATATCCTATTTGGTCAAGCTCTAAGGCCCCCATAGAGCCTGCAACCAAAAACGTGCCAATTAACATATAGCCCATAATTTGATCTCCTTTATAACATCATCATTGATAAAATAGATGCTACTGCTGATGCAGCTAAGCTCAAATGCATTCCTGCGTCAATCCATGTCATGATTAATTCCTCCTAATGAATTCCAGCGGATTTAAACTCCGCATCAACTACTTTCACATCCCAGCCTAGCGAATGGACAAGGAATGTTCTAAACCCCTCTTTATCGATGACAAAGCTACGGGATTTCTTACCTGGCGACTGCCAGGCGTAGGCAAATGGAAATCTATCTCTTGCGATGCCCTCCCGGATAGCTGTTAAGCTAACACCGAGCACAGTCGACATTTGAGCGACCGAAATCACTTTTCTAATCAT